AATGTTGTAAAATATGTGGAGTCTGGGGTTCAGACAATACTTGCGATTGTGAAGAAGATTAAATCCAAAGCCAAGCCATCAGAACATAGTCTGCAACAGTCGCTCCAGCAACCGAAACCAATGTAGCAATTGAAAGAAAGACGTTGAACTTCATCAATGATTCCAAGGATGTTTCTTTTGCTTCTTTCTTTTCTGCTCGAGCCATAAGCCACTCAGCAAATTTTGTAGTTGGCGTTTTCTTTTCTTCAATTGGGGTTTCTTTTTCTGTACTCATTTTCAAAACATCCTGGTATTTCCATTATCGGCATATCTAAGAGGGATCGGATTAGGGCGAATTGGTCCTGATGCAATTCCAGCGTTCAGGAATTCTCTCAACCAGTCAGGACGTCGAGGACCAAATGCTCCGTCGAATGTGTTCATTTGTCTTGCGTCAGCTACAGCTTGTCTGATTCCCGCACTCGAAGTCATTTCTTCTTGATCTCTAGAACTAATATCTAAGAAAAAGCCGTTAGCAGCCAATGGTGATAGCATTGTTTCTGGTCGAATTCCACCATATCTCCACATTGGAAACACATTTCCCTCTAATGCTTGAACGCTTACCAAGTGTCCATTCGACATAGCCAAAGCGCACATTGCAGCATGAGATTCGGCTAATACGCCCATAGTGGACTCAAGAATTGATACCTTTTTCTTATCGAATGTCATCATAAAACTAAATGCAATGTTGCCATATTCTAAGTTTGATATGCCCATAAAGTGAACATTGATGTAAACATGTGGAGCATAGAAGTAGGTTTTGTTTTGTGCTGCAATCTGTGAACTTGGGAATTGAGTAATTTCAGAATGATTGTTTAATCGAACTCGACCATTAGCCTTGAAAAATACAGAATCATCGCCTGCTGCTGTGTATCTTCGAGTTTGTGGTGTATTCTCGTTGTACAACATTGTTGTAGGAATTTGCGGGTATGGTGAAATTATAAGTTCGTAATTTGGTTGCTCATCAGTTGGTGCTCCACGAAGAAACGGTATTGCATCCTCAAAGAAATCAACTTGAGTCAATGTGTGCCTATATCCTTCTTGCAAATTAATTCTTTTTTGAATGAATGCATTACCATCAGCATCAAGCAGAATATCTTCAAGTTCAATTGTTTCCTTTACGATCGTAGCAGGCATTACTTACACATCCTATGAGCTGCTTTCACTGCGTTTTTGAAACCGTCTTTCTTCCACTTACCGTTTTTGAGTTTGTACTTACCCTTTACAGAGGCAAAGGCTTTCTTGTACTTGCGTTGGTAAGCAGTGGTTTTCTTTCTAGGCTTGGGTGTTTCCTCTACAGCCATAGTTTCGACCACTTCTTGAACATCTCGTACATTACCCCCTGTCGGCATGATAGTTTCTCCACCTCGTATGTAAATCTGGAAAGTTGGGTCAGAGTTTAGTCTAAAGTATTCATGTGCTGGAATTGCGATCATATCGTATGGAACGACGGTGACTTCATCGGCCAATCGGTTTAACGGGTCAAGCAAGATAAGACCAGCAGCACCTATACGCGCTGCTTTATTGATGGCCCCTATCTTACCTCCTATCGGTACGTCGGGAACATCCATCAGACGTTCAAGAGCCTCTGCTTTAGTTCGCTTGCGCCCCAACTAACTCACCTCAAACGTCTTGCGCTTGGCTGAGCATCTGGGTTAAGTCCTTGGAAGTAATCTTCTTTGGTTCTGCAATAATCATAACGTCGACTTCTGCGGTTGTAGTTCGTAGAGCTTCACCAGTAAGTCCGTTACATGCAATTCCAATAAGGAGATCTGTGACAATGTCATAACCTTCAGGATGTAAATCAGGAGTTCCAAACATATGCTCGTAGGTGTTAACAATAGTTGAATTGTTTGTTGTATCTCGAACCAATAGTGATTGTTTGTCAAAAACGCAGATGACGTTAGGGGAAGCAATACCAACATCAACGACGGATTCGTATGCGGTTGTGGTTGCAAATAGTTTAACGCTAGATTTGTATGTTGTATCAGGATTCATTGAAGGGATATTTTCAGGACCCATAAAGTCAGGCCAAACTCCGTTATCGGCAACATTGCGAGTTCGTAGCTGGAAACGGATCTCTTTGATTGCCAATCCTTTTGCTTCTGGGATTGAAACATAATCAGACATATCGACTCGACCATATACAAGTGCGGTTCCGCCCACATCGGTTATGTCAAATTGTAGTCTGTCTCTCAAAATTAAATCGTTTGCGCCTTTTGCCATGTAAAATCATCTCTTTTTTTGGGGTGGCAGCGGGTTTTTTCTGCTAGTTAAACGTCAGACTAGTTCCCGCCGCCAAACAATTCTAGTCAAAACAGGTGTATAAAGTAAACTGGTGCAGAAATTACATCGCTTCAGTGTCCTCAATCCCATCTCCGCAGGCGTAGCCTGCCCAAAAGCACGCCACCATTCTCCCCGTCCACCACCCCAATGGTACAGCCCCCCCTATTTAGTCGGTTCTGCGTTTTTGACTTGTCAAACTCAAAATTTTTACCCGTCCGTACGGGTTAATATAGTAGTGATCCATACGATAGAACATGCCAGACAACACCTGCCATATGATGAACTGCTGCGAGAACTCCCATGGAGGATTCAGACTTTGCTTAGAATGTCTGATTATCTTGGAAAATGAATGGGCTGATGCACAATGAAAGTACGCAAAGAAGTATCTCTCACTGTAGATACCGCACACATAGCAAATGAAATGAATAACTTTAGCCAATGGGTCAGAATTGGCCTTCGAGCTCACAAGGATAAGATGTCCTTGGGCACAGAAGTTAGAAACAGAATCAAATGGGCACAATGCGCTCAATACCTTGCTTCTTTTATCTGCGATCACCCAGAATTATCGAAAGGTATGGAACAACATGATGTTATTGCTATGGCTATGAACCACGCTCAGAAACAAATGTCCCTGGAGGATTTTGAATGAGTTTCGATATGAAAGAAATTAACTTCTGGTTAGATTATATGATGGATCATTGGTTAAAGCATGACACTGTTCACACATGGGATTGGGCATTCGTTGTCTTGCACGATGGAGAAATAGCTGTTCGTCATGGCCCATTTTGGGAACATACAGGAGTATATTGTAACCGTCGCATTATTCGCGGATGTGAATGGGAATGATGCCAATCTACAGATGCTCAGGTTGTCAGCTCGAAACTCGAAGATTGAAGTCTCGATGTTTAATTCAGTTGAAGACAAATCGATGGAATGGTATGTGCATCAAATGTTGTTGCCTCAATTCTATACGAAGTCGTCCATGCGACGAGCCGACAGGTCTAGGATTCGTCAGAGAGACACACAGGTGAATCAAATGTGCAAAGTTTGCGAATGTTGTAAAATATGTGGAGTCTGGGGTTCAGACAATACTTGCGATTGTGAAGAAGATTAAATCCAAAGCCAAGCCATCAGAACATAGTCTGCAACAGTCGCTCCAGCAACCGAAACCAATGTAGCAATTGAAAGAAAGACGT